CAACAACAAACTTGCGCGCAGCCTTTGACGGCTTGCCTGTTCGCTGCTCGTAAGACTCATTGAGAGCGTCAACGATTCCCGCAACGCTTGGCGTTTGGAACCATGCAGATTGCATTGAGTCCCACAACGGTTGCCCGGCCACCCTCCAGCCATGCCCAACCAATTCAGTCTGTGCAGAAAAGTTTGAAGCGATCACAGGGACACCGCACGCCTGCGCATCAATCACCGTGATCCCGAAGCCCTCGCCTAGGGTCGGGGAAAGTAGAACATCCATGCCGGAATAAATCACAGCAAGGAATTCGTCAGGGATACTTTTGTGCATCTGGTACTGATTCACAAAGTTGAACTGATCTTCACGCAAGCCAACAGACTTGATCAAGTCATCAAAGTTGATCCCGCCCATGCCGCCGTTGCGCTCGGTGTGCAGATACAGGAACGCATCAGGTTTATCAGCTGCAAAGATTGTGAATGCCATCAACTGCTCAGCAAAGGCTTTTCGTACCGGCGTGACACCTTTGTTGCAATTGGCGATCCCCACAACGAATGAGTTCTTTGGCGCTTTCATTAGCTCGCGCCCAGACCTCACACCGTTGACCGTCAGAATGTTTTGTGATGGCTTGAAAACTTTAGTGTTGATCGCGTGCGGAATGTAGTCACAATCAATATCCTGGGCGCGGAGTTGCTCGGCACCGAACTTCGACATTGCGATGGGGCGCACATTCTCGCGTTGCAGGAACTTCGCAACCTTTGGGGGTGCTGGGCTGTGATCAATCGGCACCCATGAGACAACAGGCATGTCATCCCAGCGGGGGTGATCAAATGGCCAGACATCATACAGAGTGAAAACTAGGGGCTTGCCGTCCGGGAATTCTCTGCTGTGTTCCTGAAAGTACGGATAGATAACTTCATTTGAATAAGGATCTAATCCCTTCGGATAAACCTTCATTCCTTCAAACTCTGTGACCGTTGCTTCCAGCCCATAGTTCGCGGCAATCGCAACGTGGTGGCCGTCAGCTGCCATGCGGCTTGTGACCTGTGCGGTTTGTGTTCCATAACCTGTGGTGGCCCAGGGCGCGTTACTGACCCAGAGCGCTGAAAGTTTCTTCACGGTGTCCCCTCGATCACGGTTAATTTGTTGTGGTGACCAGTGGGCGCTGCTGCCACGAATCAGCAACGCCCACTGGAGTTTGCGCTAACGCTTAAGCAGCGTTACCAATAAAGTGCTTGACAGCTGTTGACTGACCGAGATCGCCCCACATGCGTAGGGTGACGCGGAAGCCAACTTCATCAGATGCGAAGTAGGCATCATCACTGCGAGCAATTTCAATGCCACCGACTTGGCGCACATGGTAGGAACTGAACGCACCGAACAGAACCGACTTGGCAGATGTTGCGGTTGCAACCATGTCTGGGTTCTCCAGCACTGCGTAGCCAGCGAATGAATCTGGTGTGCCGACCTGAGCCGCAGGGACGTACAGGTATTGGCCTGCGGTGTCCTTGAGCTTGCGAAGTGCGCCGAGGCTTGAACGCTTCATCATAAATGCAGCGCCCTGGCGAACGTAGTCAGAATCAACCGAGTGCGCGAGGTCAATCAAGTTGTCAGCAGTGAACGCGCCGCTAACGGCGCTTCCACCAGTAACACCAAGACCCGAAGCAGTAACAACACCATTGGCCTGGACTGTGCCAGTTCCGATGGTAAGCAGTGAGTTGGCTTTGATACCAACAGACTTGCCAAGTGCTCCAGCGAGGTAGTTCACAATGTCAATGCCAGAGTCAGTGAGCAACTCGCGGCTGACCTTGGTCAGCACAGCAATCTTTTGTGATTTCAGAGTGATGTTGCTGAACGTTGGATCAAGTGCGCTGATCGTGGTTGCTTCAGCAATCGCAGTGGCTGCTGGCCGTGTTGCTTCAACAGGAACCTTGATATCTTCACCGGATGCGGTGTTCAGCTGCGTGACAATGTTGGTGTCAAGCATTGGGCCTTGGTACTGCATCTTCTCTTGCAGGATGTCGTAGAACGACTGTGGAACAACTGCTGAGTCATCGCTTGTGTTCAATGCGCGACGCTCAAAAGTTGCGGTGCGAATCTCGCCCGAGGCAAGTGCCCGGACAACATCGAAGTCACTTGGATCACGCAGTGCGCGATCTTCACGAACCTCTGGAGCGATTGCAACAGCTGCTTCAATGTCGGCAGCGCGTGAAGCGGCACCCTGAAGGTCAGTGATGCGCTGTGAGCGTGAATCAATATCTTCATTGATCCGGCCAAATGTTTGTTCTTCTTCTGCGGTGAGGTCGCGTGACTCAGCGGCTGCGCCGTCAAGTAGTGCCTTGGCAGCGTGCCAAGCAGTTTTGCGAGCCTCAACCTGTTGTGCTAAGTAATCCATTTGGATTCCTTTCTACGTTGGTTGAGTGTTTTGACAATCCGCGCCGGCTCCGGCTGCGGTACGTCCAGCGGCTCCGCTGTAACGCGAGATTGCTCAGACGTTGTAAGTCTTGGCAATCAAATCCAGTTGTTTAATGAGCAGCGAAACCGGCGTGACCGCTGGCGCTACATCCTCAGTGATGTCAAGTTGTGGGGCCGAGCGATCAACGACAGTGCGCAGCACTTCGGCTTGATCCTCGGTGAGCTGTTCGCCGGACTCCAGCGCAGCGATTGCATCGGTAAGTTCTGCAACGTCAGTGTCTGTGCGCTTAGCAATGATGGTCAGGTTGCGAACGCTCGCGGTTGTCTGCGGGTATGCAGCAACACCAGTGACCACGGAAACTTCATGCAGCCGAACTTCGGTGAGCGTGCGGTTGTTGGCATCTGCCCAATCGTCTTTGACTGTTGAGAATCCGAAGGACATTGTTGAAGTGTCACCGCGCCCGATACTCACGGCGAGGTCGCGCGCGTAGGTCGTATCCGGCAAATCAATCTCGGAATACAGCCCCTGTGCGTCACTGTTTAGGCGCAGGGTCTTGGCCCTTGTGCTACCTAAAATTAGGCGCTCATCGTGGTTGATATAGGCGCGAATGTCGTTCTTTGACTTCAGCGTGCGATCAAATGCACCAGGGGCAATTGTTTCAATGAAAGGCAGTGGCAAACTGGGCGAGTCATAACGAGCAGCGAAACCGCCGAAGGTCATTCCATCGCCCGACTCGGCATTGCGTACTTCAACAATCTCAGCATCAAAGCTGCGAAATTCAACAGAACTCATTTTTGTACCTTTCAATTCAGACTTCATAAGCTGCTTGCGGATCTTCAGGATCAACGAGTGCAATTCCTTGCAGTTGAACCGAGGGCAGGCCGGTGTGGTCAATCGGCGCAAGCCCAACAGCAACCGCAGCTGCGTCAGGGTTAAACCCAGCCTGCACAAGCTTCACCGCCATCCCCACACGCTTATCCAACTCGGTGATTGATGCAGCGCCCAGGTCTACGTTTGCCAGCGGCACGCGGTACACATCGCCGCCGTCAACTGCTGGCATGTCCTCAAGATCGTGAATATCGTTGATGCTCAGGAATCCAGCCTGCGTTGCACTCGAATACGCAGCGAAACGCTCAGTCAAGTTAGCGCGCAGCAACCCATCAACATTGAACTTGATGAACGCGCCGGCATTCATCAGCGGTGAATAGGCCTGCTCGATTTTGCTGATGTACGGTAAAAGTGTGTAGGCAACGAACTGTTTGCTGTTTTCCTCCACGCTGGCGTAGGACATCGCGCCCGGCTTAGTGGACTGCAACAGGTGTGGCGGTATGCGGAAGATGCGCGCGATTTCCTCAACAGAGAATTCACGCGCTTCCAGCATCTGCGCTTCATCATTGTCAACGCTGGTTTTCACAAACTTTGCGCCACCAGTAAGGATGCCGGGACGGAATGCTTTTGCCAATCCTCGGTGCTCGCGCTCCCAGGCGTTCTTCAGTTCCTTAGCCTGCGCAGCAGTCATCTCACCGGGCATCTCAATGATGCCGCTGGTTGATGAACCGCTGCCGAAGAATTGAGCTGAAAAGTTTTCAAGTGCCTTGGACAGTCCCAAAGTTTCCCGCAGCGCGTGAACGCGAGACACACCGCGCAGCTTTCCCGGCTGGCGTAGCTCGGTGATGTGGATCATGTCATCATCAGAGATGATGCGCTTGCCTTGGTCTAGCTTGTACTCAATGAACCCGTTGGCGTTGCGTATGACCTCAACGCGGTGTGGTGCTAGTACAGACAGCGCAACGATTTCTGAGGTCGCAGGGTTGCGCAATTTGCGAACGAAAGCGTTACCATCAATCAGCAGGGACACCAACAGCATTTGGAAGTGGTCAGCCCGAGTCACCGAAAGATCAGGTTCAGGGTCGCGCAACCATTCCGGCATTGGGTAGGCAACGCGCTCGCCATTGCTGTTGGTAAAAGTGCCTAGGGGCAGAGTGCTGATCACATCAGAGATCAAGCGCACCGAAGCGTAGACAGCACCAATGGAAATGGCGTTCTCTTGATTGATTGAAACGCCGGAGAGGGTACGGTTGGGAAGTTCACCACCTGATGCAAAAAGTGACGCTGCTGTTAGCGTCCTCGTTGCATTGGGTCTAAGTAGTCGATCCAGCATTATTTCCCACTCTTTCCCAAGCAAGTCCAAAAGCCATCAGAAACAGGCCGGCACAAATGACAGCCGCCGGTGGATATATAAACCAAACCCCGGTGGCGATAACGATCAATCCAATGAGTTGTATAACAGTTGCCACGGTTCAACCTTTCCTAGAAAAATTGTGGAATAGGGTCTGCCGGTGTTTCAACAAACGCCATCGCGCGTTCAAGTCCCATGATTGCCGCAACTGCGAGGTCAATCTTGCGCTGTGAACCTTTGTTCTCTTTATAGATTCGGGTGCCGCGTGAATCCGACTTGAGCACCGCATTGGATACATGCCGTGAAAGTGCAGGGTTGCCGTCATGCGTCAGCTGACGTTCCAGCACCATTTGAGTGAATCGCTGCGTTGCCGGTGTCATGCGTGCAGCACTTTGCGGGAACGCGACAACAGGCAACCCGTCAGCCTCCAACACTTCAAGCGAGCGCGCCCAGAGGTGAGTGTCAGCTGTGACCTCAACAACGCGCCAACGCTCAGCGCACGCCCTGATCTTTTCTTCCACATCTAAAATGGGGACAGTCCAACCAACTTGCCCAGGTGGTTTCTCCCAGACACCAGCCACAGCAACGTGCGGGAACTCGCCCACTTGCACAGCGATCAGTGCGGTGGAGTCGTTCGAATAGGAGCCGTCAAGGGCGAGCACCACGTTTG